GCCGCCACCGCCGCCTCCGCCAGGGAACGCGCCTGATCCGCCGGCTCCAGCATTTACGGTAGTGCCACAACCGCCACCGCCACCACCGTCTCCTGCCAGCGCTCCGTTGCCTCCATTAACGCCTATCTGAGTAGCACCCGTACCTCCGCCACCAGATGTTGATTGAACAGCCGACTTTGTTACTGCGAAACCTTGCCCTCCATTACCACCAGTGGAAGCTGTATTGGTTGATGCTATTACACCACCGCCGGCGCCGCCGCCAGGTCCATACGGCGCTAGGTTTCCATTACTGGGAGAGGTTGACGTTGTTCCGCCTCCGGCTGAGGCATATCCGGTGCCAAATGTAACGTTGCCCCTAAATATTATTACTCCACCGCCGGCTGCTGTAGACCCACCGTTGCCGCCAGAGCCGCCAGGTGCATAGAGTCTGGCGCCAAATTGTGATATTCCGCCATTAGCGCCAGCAGAGCCGTTATTATTATCACTTGCTATAGCCGAGCCACCATTACCGCCAGATCCAACAGTTACTGATTCAGTGCTGCTCAACTCAAGCAACAATCCCCATCTAAACACCAACGTACCTGATGCACCACCTGCGCCACCTGCCCGAACTGTACTATCCGCGCCACGGCGTCCACTACCACCGCCACCACCACCACCAACAGCCTCGGCATAGAAAAACGTGCAGCCCGCTGGCTTTGTCCAGGTGCCATTGGCGGTGAACTCCTGGTAGTCAACAGCGCCGCCAGCACCAATTTCAATCATTGAGCCGGCATTGCTTTTAACGTAGAGCTTGCCAGCAGTTTTATCCCATGCTGGTTCACCCACGTCAAAGTCAGTACCGTTTGGTGTTGCGGTGCCGGTTCTAAGAATGATCTTGGCAATTCTAGGCATTAGAACGTACCACCATCTACTGTTGCAACTGCAATAGTAACAAACGCATTACCGGCATCCTTAGTCCAGCTAAGACTGGTATTGAGACGAATCACGCCATCAGTTCCATCAGTGCCCCAAATATAACCCGCAGTGCCGCCAGCAACAATAGCTACTTTTTCATCAGTGGAACCGGAAGGGATATTAAGCGCTGTCTTGAAAGAATTGAAAGTAATCTTCTTTTCTTTCTGTCCGCTTGTTTCACTTGCGTCGTGAATGATTAGTAGATCATCAGCACCACTAATACTTGCTAGTGTTGTTAAATCCTCAATTGCTGGTACCACCACAAGTTTTGTGGTTGCATCTGTAGCTACATGTAGCGTTCCACGATCAGTTGTAACATGTGGCTCACCTGCCAACATGCTTGTACTGGGAAGATTGGTTTTAAGACCACGCTTAAGCTGAATCCTTTGCGACATTAGAAAATCCTCTTGTTAGTTAAATGTGCCACCATCCAACACAAAACTTGCTAAAACTATCCCAGCAAATGTTGGTGTATCTGTAGTTCCAAGGGGCTGAGGTAATTCAGCACTTCCTTGTACTTCAATATCTTCCCAATCAGTATCATAATCTAAGTCACTCGCTTTACGCAAATACTGTCCCTTTAACCCACCTGGTGCTACACCAGGTGAGCTATCTCCAATGGGAGCAGGGATGTACTGTCCCATTAGACAAACTCAGTTACCTGAGCTGTGCCATTAGCATTAGTCCAGATACCATAGATAGCATTGGTCATTATTAACTGTTGATCAAACAATAGGAAAGATCCTGGTTGCATTTCAATAAATGAATTTGCAACTGTAGCTGGAGTTGAAAAACTTAAATATAGTTTACTGGTGCTTACATTACTAATACAAAAACCTTTGCGACTTGCATTAGAAGCTAAGATTAAAACGCTAGAGGCTGTGCCGGCTACAGATGTAGTTGTTGGAGTACGAGTAGGTACGCTTGTTGCAGCTACACCGCTGATGGATACTGATCCATCAACAGTTATAGAACTATCTCCATCACTTACAGGAACAGGTGTGGCCCTTAGCTGTGTATTAGTAAGTGGACCATCAACAGTGATTGAACCTCCACCATCGTCAATGCTAAGTGTGCCGCCACCATCACTAACTGGCTGGGTAACACCGCTGCCATCAACAGGCACGCGCCCAGAAACAAGTGCTGGAGTTTTGGTATTGATTGAAGAAAGGGTGCTGTTACCTGTTACTTGATTTGTTGCCGTAGCTCCATCAGCAGCTAGCGGTATAGAAGCCAAGGTTACGGGAACAGCTGTGGCTCGAAGCTGATTATCTGTTAAAGGACCATCAACAGTAATCGAACCTCCACCATCATCAACAGTTAGCGAACCATTGTTGTCAGATACTGGAACAGGGTCTCCAGCACCATTTGCAATCGTTACATTATCTACGATTACATCACCGCTGAGGTTTAAAGAAGCAGCTTGAATATCAACAGGAATAGGGTTTGAGTCTGTGTTTGTAACTTTGACTTTCCAACCCTCATTTATTAATGTCATTTTTTAATTTTATTTTTTATTCTAACACTTTTTAATCACCTGTACAGGATTCGAACCTGTATCGCTCTACCCTCTGAAAACATTGCGTCCAATGCCCAGGCTGGAAGCCGCCTTTCCAATTAGTTCGGAACAGGTGCTAAGGGAGTGTAGGGGGAGACCACGGAATCGAACCGTGCTAGCAGCCAAGAGGCGATCAACTCTCCCAGCGTAGGCGTTCCACACGCCTCCCAGAGACCTCCTGGTTTGGGCATCATCCCTGATGACCATTTTCCCGACGTCAGGAAAATGGTTTCGTATGGGAGCTAAGACTAGGAGGTGTGAGTGCGTGATGCAAGGCTGCAGAGCCTTACTTGCTTCAGGGCGTTTCACGCAAAATCCGTCGAGTTTGCCAAATGGGTCGAGGACTCACCAGTGGATCAACCTGGCAGGAACGTCTTCCTGGCCTGCAAACACAGGACTTGAGCTTGGCAAAAGCCAAGAGCTAGCAGCACGCTACTAGCAGATTCCCAGACCAGCAACGATCGCAAGGAACAATCCAGAATCGACAAGAGCCAATTCCTGCTGGCTGGACACTGCCGACAGAGCAGCAGTGGTGGTTGATGGAGCAAGCGTGCAAGAGTCAGCCGTAGCGTCATCGACAGGGGCTTGCTCTCCATCCATTGTGCGAGTCCCATCCTCGCTGGGCTTGTCAATAAGGCTAACAAGCGCAACCCCCTCGTCCGTGATAGGCAGCGACCAATTTCCATTTATATCCCCCAGGGCTAAGGAAACAGGTAAATGGCGCCCTGAGCTAGACGGTATAACAAGCGTGAAAGAAGAGGCTTGCACTCCGTCGTTTAAAATCATAGCACAAAGCCCCTGCGTTTAACAGGGGCTCTGGCGGGAGGAATGCAAGCTATTTCTGCGGTAAGTGTCCTTTTACATGAACCCTGATCGCCACTGGCCGGTGGCATAGTGACCAAGGGAAGGTCTTTTCCGCTGGCGCCGCTGCACTCCGCTAAGATCATATCGCATTGCCCCTAAGTCATGGGTGTTTACCTTGAGTCAAAAGATCTTAAGGATTTAATTACAGGTGCAATTCCTGTAAGAAAATGTATGGAATGCGAAGGGACTGGCAACGCTAGCTGGCTGCATTACACTCTTAGAGAACGTCCTCATGACGAACTTACTCGCCTTATGCAACCAGATCAAGCAGCAGCTTTTTGTATTGATGACTGGCCTGATTATGATTGGGCTGAATTAGACGAAGATACTTGTGAATCCTGTAGAGGAATTGGATATATCAGCCATCTGTGGGCCGATTAAATGGCTCATTTACATTAGCACCCTCAAGGTCAGCACCCCGAAGGTTAGCACCCTCAAGGTTAGCACCCGCGAGGTTAGAACCCCGAAGGTCAGCACCCCGAAGGTTAGCACCCCGAAGGTCAGCATCCTCAAGGCCAGCATCCGTAAGGTAAGCACCCGCGAGGTTAGAACCCCGAAGGTCAGCACCCGCGAGATTAGCACCCGCGAGATTAACACCCCGAAGGTCGGCATCCGCAAGGTAAGCACCCGCTAGATTAACATCCTCAAGGTTAGAACCCGGTTTAATTTCGTAACCGTTGACTTTCATGATGATAAATTAAAGAACTGAAGTTGGGCTCCCAGGAGCCCTTCCACCCATTAAGAATACCACATTTGTGGGCCAATTAAAGGGCTCATTTTTTCTTGGCTGCTTTTTTGGCAATCATCTCTTTAAATTTTTCACGTGCAGCAGCCTGTTTGTCGGTACCTTTACCCTTGTTCTTGGAAGCAGTAGCAGCTTTTTTCGGAGGAGTAGCTTTCTTTTTTTCCATGGTATTTAGGAATCTTTATTAAGTATAAGGTATTTATTTTGTTTTATAGCGTTTGGAAGCCCGTGCTGCTTTACCAGCTTTTTTAGCTGCTTCTGTATTAGCAATAAACTGTTTTCCTTTTCTACTTTCAGTTCTTTTTTTCCGATCTGTTTTTTCTCTTTCATCTTTAGACAAGGATGCCCAAGCCCTTTCTGGAAGGTAGCGCTTAGTATAGCCTTTTTGGATTGCTTTATCTGCCATGTTAATACTCAGGTTTAAAGCCAAGAGCTTCAATACGTTTTGCAAGATCACTCAAGTGTTTACTTTTTGCCATTAACTCTGGAGTTAATTCATCGGTTTTGTTAGAAGCTTGCCTATAAGCTGATAATGATCGAGCAAATTCTTCTTGTAAAGGTTTAACTTTTTGTTCGTTGACAAAACCTGAAAGAAAAGAAACTGTGCCAAAAGGATTTGCAATCCTTTCTATTCCTGAAGAAACTAATTCTTTTCCTTCTCTTCGAAGTACATTTCCGTAATCCGAAGTTCCTTGATTAGAAATGGAGGGGGCTGGATAATTACCAGCTTTTGACCACCTTGCTGCAAAACGCTCTGCCCTATCTTCTTCTGCAGCATCTGCATACTGTAATGCTAAACCAGCGGCAATATCTAAGGGAGGAGGATTTTTTAATTGTTCGCTAATACCTTGCAAGCTTCTTCCCAAAACACCTGCATAACTATACCAATTTTTGTCTTTAGGGTTGATATGACCAAGCTCATGGTATTCTATACGCCTCTCTTTAGGTGTTTTACCTCCTTGGTATTCATACATTCCAACTTCATTTAAAATTGGGTTTGCATAATTTGATCCTCCCCAGCCAGCGGAAACTATTGGTGCTACAGCTGATACAATACTTTTGGTCTTATCTGGATCTATGATTCTTGCCCTGACACCTGTTTGACGTTCTAATTGCTTTGCTCTGCCAGGGAAGGGTTGTGGGGGGAACAAAGCTTTAGTAACAGGAGAAGCAGTGCCTCCACCAGGAAGCCAACCCCCTAACCGTTTGTCAGCTTCTGCATAACCTTTCCTTGCTTTATTTAAAAGTTGTTGAAATAATTCCATTATCTTGACTCTTTATAACTCTTTGCTGCTGACTTAGCTTTAGAACGTTTCTCATATTCATCTTTAGTCATCCACTTTTCTTTGCCCCACTTCTCTAAATCTTTTTGCTTTTCACCTTTACCACCTCTGTAGCCACCTCCAGCCTTTTTATACTCTTGTGCTACAAGCTGCGCCTTACGTGCCGAAGTTATTTAGCCTCACGGCTACGACCATTCTCCTGGCTTGCCTCCACGGCCTTCGCGCATGATTTTGTTTTTAATGCGCTCACGCAAGTCTGGTTTTGTATAGTTGGATTTGTTTTCAGCCATAACTGCCTCGCTCTTTAAGGTAAGTAATTGCATTTGTCAATACACCTATATTATCACCGAACATACCCAAAGCTCTATTGCATTTTTTGCATAGTAAACCTCTGAATTCATTTGTTTGATGATTGTGATCCATTGCTAAAGACTGACTGTCTTTGGGCGGTTTCTTACAAATTGCGCACAACCCACCTTGTATTTGAAAAACAAATTCATATTGCTCCTTTGTAATCCCTCTTCTTTCATATTTTTTATGTTGATGATGAAACAGATTTTGACTTTCTTTTTTAATTTTTTGATACTGCTCTTTATTGTTTTCTACCCATTTATCCCATTTTATTTTGTTACAGACTTTACAAGAAGAATGTAAATATGTTTTTCCATTTTCTCTCCTTTTTCTAAAAAAATCCCAATCTAAAAAATGACCGCATTTAGAGCATTGTTTTTTTCCATCAGGTCCATATAAAATCTTAAACCGACGATTGACGATAGAGCTACAGTCTTTACAAATACTACTTCTTTTTATATTGCCAGATGAGGTGTAACCTTTGTTTTGAAAATTCTCATGTGGCTTTCTAAAACCACATTCACGACAAAGCTTTTGCATTGAGCCTTTTGTGCTTTTCTTACAATAACACAAAAATTACTTCTCTGACTTTCCACCACAAGTACCTGCCATGATGCGATCTTTAATTCGCTCACGCAGTTCTGGTTTTGTATATTTACTGCCCTCTTGGGACATTTGTGGTTTTCTTTTCTTCTATTATTTTAGCCCATCTACATGGTTTAGAACATTTAGCCCAATCCTTGGGTGGATTGGGCATTAACGTTTCCAGTTTTTGAAAAAAACTTAGAAGTCTTTCTTCTTCAGTCTGTTTTTTCACATCGGAAAAGGAGGCGCTACAGTTTTAATTCCACTGTTGTTTTTAAAATTTTGCATAAAGTTCTCTAGATCTTCTAGTGTTTCAAGTTTATTCAGAATATCGGAAAGGCAGTTAAGAACAATAGGATGCTCAGACCTTGCTGCAAACGCAAGAGCATCGCGCAGGTTTCCTGTAGCAGCATTTACGGAGTCTTTAACCTGTGTACTGAGAGCCATTAGGATCCAATAGAAACTTCAATCAGTATAAAAGATGAAACAAACATTTGTAAACTGCATTCAGAACTATTCAAAAATGCGGTCAACGTAAATCAACACAGAAAATCACGTCGTCATATCTTTTCTTTGTATGACGTACGTCATATGTCCTGATCACTGACTGAAGAAAGTTTGGCACAGCATTAGCAAGTTCTTTTGTATGGGCTATGTCTTGAATATCTTCAATAACAAAAACACCATGATTATTAAGAAGTGGCAGATAGTGTTTAATAGCAAACAGCTGACTTTCTAGGGTATGTGGTCCATCGTCGATGATGATGTCAAAACCATTGTGTTGATGCTTTAAAGCGCTAACAAACGATTCATCATATGCATTTGCTTCATAGAAAGAATAGTCATTACCGTTTTCATCCATGCATTCCCAAATGTATGGATGAACAATGTCACATATATCAAGCATGCAAATTTCAAACTTTGGAAGATAGGTTTGCCAAAGAAGAGAGGAGCCTCCATGCTGCACACCGATCTCAAGAAGCTTTCCCTTTTTGTTTTTAAATCCTGACAAAAGGTGTTCATAGATGCCAGTGTAGTTGTGAGTTGTATTTTTATCAGTGCCTCCAGGGCATTCAAAGCCGTTGATGTTGTAGCTTTTGATAATTGAGACTAATTCCTTTGATGGTTCCCAATCAAATTTTAAAGTATTCATTTTAGAGTGGATGTCTTGAGACATTGTAATAGATTAGACAGGATATGTATTAAGTCCAACGAAGCAAGTGAGTGCGATGTGGGCTGTATTTCCAGTAGTCCACAGGAAGTTCCTTGTTAAAAGGTGTTGAGTATTTCTCTTGATTTGGTATTCCTCCCCACTTTGCTGTGTAGTAAGAAAGGTTCATTGTAAAAGTCATTTGATTCTTGACCATGAATTCTTGACAACTTTTTAGTGTACTGCTTGTCAAATGCTCACTCTGCAAAGGAAAACTATCTAAATGATAACCACTGATTTTTTGGCGATAACGATAGTCATTGTCTTCAAAATAGCCTGGATAGAAGTTTTCGTCCATTAAGCCAATTGCAGAAATTGCAGCTGGTTTCAAAAGAATGCCACACATCTCATCATCATTTTCTCCTAGGGTTGCTCCGTATTTGAACTGATTAATCTTTCTTGAAAGTCTTTTGTACTCTCCAGTAAACGGATACCAGTCAAAACCTGTAAATAACCAATAAGGGGCAGAAGGATTTTGTTTGATTGCTAGATTCACTGCTCCCGAAAAACCTGTATTGTGTGTTGATTTCAACACAATCACTTCTCTGATGTGTTTGGGTTTTTCATTTTTTATTTGATCGATTGCTTTAGTTACTGTTTCATCTTTATCACAGGAATTATCAATAATGAAGTAACGTTTTACATCACAATCAATTGATTGAAAATGTGTGTAAAGCTTTTCGCCATCACGGAGTACAGCAGTACAAATGTTCTCTAAGGTCATTGATCGTTTCCTTTAGCACAACCTAGCGTAGCAAGCCTAATGGCAATAGTACCCTTTGACAGCCCCAGGGCTGAAATTATTTAATTTTCTATAGAATCACCTTCTAATTCGGCGGCGATGCCGTAAAGAAAGTCGTCTGGGCTATCTACAATTTCTTCGTTAACATAGGAATTACGAAGATAATCTGCAGCAGCACGAAGGGCGGCGGCAATGTCGTGCTCATACGGCATTTCCTCTGGAGTATTCATGGCAGCGTCATATACGGCTTGTGCAGCGGGTGATAGATTAGTCATTAGTCGTCTGTGTGTAAAAGATTAGGATACAATAAAGAACTTAAGCTGCTTGAAGTTGCCTGAAAGTCAACATTTCGTGTCGCTGAGCCAGGTGATCGGCCTCCGTGGAACGGGCAGAAGGCTGATCCCGCCTTACCCATAGATGGGCGGCGACCACTGTCGAAACATTCAAGCTGAGACTTTCAGGCAGCCCTGTGACAGCCCCCTCTAATGCCCTATAGTACCCAAGCGAACCGAACAAACATTATGACAACTACTGCTTCTCTTTCTACTATTCAAATCAACGGCATCACCTACGCTCCTGTGGGTTCACAAACAACTGTTCCTACGGGAAATCGTGCCGTTGTTATTATCGACCGAGGGTGGATTTTCGCTGGCGATGTTGAAACTGATGAGGTCACTAAAGACCTAGTAATTCACAATGCCATCCACGTTTTCCGCTGGGAAAGTATTGGTTTTACCGGAGTTCTTGAGAATCCAAAGGATAGCAAAGTTACTCTTAAGAAGTCTCCTTATCCGGTTCGTGTTCCGTCGGGGTCGGTAATCTTCACCGTTCCCGTTGATGATAACTGGGGCAAATGATTCGTTTGTGGAGGGATTAACTCCCTCTTTTTTTTCTTTGGAGGTTCTTATGACTAAGTATTTCTATCCAGTCGGTGACGGCTACGGCTACGGCTACGGTTACGGCTACTGTGACGGCTACGGCTACGGTTACGGCTACGGTTACGGCTACGGTGACGGCTACGGTGACGGCTACGGCTACGGTTACGGCTACGGTTACGGCTACGGTGACGGTGACGGTTACGGTGACGGCTACTGTGACGGTTACGGCTACGGTGACGGTGACGGTTACGGCTACGGTTATGGTTATGGTGCAATCTCTACGAAAACCCGGAGAACTTAAAATGACTATGAAAATCTATATGGCATTAAAATAGGAAGAATATGTACAACTTTAATGGTTGTTACCGCCGTCCCCACTAAGCCCTGGTCTCAGTTCTACGCTCAAAATCCCAGTCTCTTCCATGAGCTGAACTCAAAACCAGCTCGCGTAACAATTAATGGTAAACGACACTACCACACGCCATTCAAGACTGGTCCAGCTGCATCTGTAACTACAATTCTTTCTGAAACCGCATCAGAAGCAAACAAGAAAAAGCTTGAGATGTGGTCTAAAAATAATCCAGGAATGAGGGAGGCTGCTGCCGAGAGAGGTACGTCTATTCACTCTTGCATGGAGCATTACTTAAAAAAGGAAGAATTTGAGGTTCCTCAAGAGTATGAGAAGTTTTGGGATGGAATGCCACAAATCTTAGATCAGTTTGAAGAAGTTGTTTGGGCTGAAACTCCACTGTGGGAAACACATAAATTTGCTCTGTCGGAAGATGGTGTAGGTAGAGTGTGGGGCTGTGATGATGAAGGAAGAGCATGGTGTGGATCTCCAGACATTATTGGTGTTGCCAAAAAGAAATTGACGCTTGCTGACCTTAAAACATCTACAGGATTGTACTACAGGCGATGGCCTAAGGAAGCTGAGAAAGGATCTGTTGAATGGAGGGCACAGCTCTCAGGTCATATGAAGTTTTCAAAGTGCTTGCTTCAGCTTGCCGCATATGACCTAGCCATAGAACAGACTCTTGGAATGAAGGTCCAGCAGGGGGCAATCCTTGTGGCAACAGAAGCAAAAACACAATTATTCTTGATCACACGTAATTACCTTAATATCATGCGAGAAAAATGGTTGAAGGTAGTAAAGGAATACTACGAACAAAAATCTTTAATTACTGATTATGATCCGGATTTGATATGAATTGGCTATACAACAAAATAAAGAAAAGCTAAGGGCCATGATGAGTCCAATAAGACTAGCTAATCTTAGTTAATTTGTAACTTTCTGCGAGATAGGAAGACGTAGGATAAAAGCATCGACAAAAAAAATTCCCCATGGAGATCCCGATCTGGCCTGGGGAGTGGATCAATTCTCTCTACTATCGCATGCAAAATGCGGAGGAAGGGTCTTGTTTTCTTCTCCCATCATTCATGCATCTCCATGCTTTTGAAATTGTAAAGCAAGCGCAGTTTCCTGATAAGGATTTTAGAGTGAAGGTTGCGCCCAAGGGGATTAGCCATGTCTGAAGAGAAGGTGAAAACACTTGCTCCGGGTGAGATTAAACTTGAATGGATCCCGCTTATTTGGCAACTCACTCCCCTTGGCCAGAATAAAAATCCATATCTAACTGGATGGCAAAATAAACCTTATACACCTCATGAAATCAGTCTTGAAATTGGAGATGGAAAATGTCATGCAGTTGGATTAATCTCTGGACCTTGTTATAACGAGGCTTATGGATATGTATGGGTTGATGTTGATGGAAGTAGTGTATACGAATTAGTTGAAAAAATTTCAGCTAAATGTTTTCAAGAAGCCTTGCCTTCAACACTTACCATTTGTAGTGGAAAGCAAGGTAGGGAACGTCGTTTATATCGATTAGACAAAGAAAAGTGGAATGAATTTATTCGTAATAAATATGTTTGGTATTCTGATAAAGAAGAAGAGAAACTTGAAATCCTTTGGAAAAAACACCAGGGTGTATTGATGGGTTTACATCCAGAAACGGATGGTTACTTTACACCTCCTGGCTTGGGATATGAATGGGTAAACTGTATTCCTCATTTACCTGAATGGATCCTAAAGGGGATTCAGGAAAAAAATGAAAGGCAAGGAAATCCTGCAAGGCAACAGCGACGTTCTGTTGGTCCAGGCTTTGCAATAAACTCTTGCATTTCTCTGGAAAGAGACATTCAACTTGCTACTGAAGCAACATGGGCATTACCGCCTGCTGCAGCAGATGATTACGACGTATGGATTACTGTTGGACAAGCATTACATAAATTAGACGAATCTCTTCTTGATCTGTGGGATAATTGGTCTAAACAAAGTGATAAATACAGGTCGGGAGAATGTCTGAAAAAATGGCAATCTTTTACTAAAGAAGGTGGCCTTACCCTGGGCTCTCTTATTCACATTGCAAAAGAAAATGGTTGGTCACCTAAGGAGGATTACAAGGCCATGAATGTTGATGATGCAACGCTGGAACATCTTTCAAAACAGTTAGAAGAGATTGAAAGCGACATGGTATTCGCAACAGTGCAGGACAAACAAACAACTCAAGAAGCACCTAAGAAAGAAACACGTATTTTTAAAGATGTAGAGAAGAAAAAAAAAGAAAGCATGAAGAATGCTTCGTCTGACATTGTTTCAGACATGCTTTTGCGTATGTATAAAGGCAACCTTTTGTATAGTTTGCCTCATGGACAGTTCTTTTTATATGAGAAAGAAGAGAAAGGCTTGTGGTCAATAATGATGAAAGTAGAAATGTTGGGTGACATCAGAGATAAGTTAAAGGAAATTAAAGCACTTCCTGATACAATCCTTCCTCAAGGATTTAATTCAAAGTTCATGAATGATATGTATGAACATTTGCAATCGGCTCTTTGTTTTAGTAACTGGTATGAAGGTGGAAATCTTCTGTTGTTTAGCAATGGTGTATTAGATGTGGAAAATACTGAGTTGCTTCCTTTTAAGAGGGATTTTTATCTGACTCAACAGATGCCTTATCCCTATGATCAATCAGCTACATGTGAAGATATTATTGTTTGGTTAAAGCATACGCAGTATGATAACTGGCAAAGGACTCAAGTCCTTAGGGCTTGGTTACGAGCAACTCTTTTGGGTAGGTATGAAACACAAAAGTTTGTTGAAATTGTGGGGCCAGGTAAATCAGGTAAATCTACTTATGCAAATCTCGCTGTTGCACTGGTTGGTAAAAAGAATGTGTATTCAACTGACTTTGAAAACCTGGAAAAAAACAGGTTTGAAGCAGCTGGTTACATGGGTAAAAAACTTTTGCTGTTCCAGGATGCAGATCGATGGGGTGGTTCTGTTTCAAGGCTCAAGGCAATCACGGGTAATGACTGGATCAGGGCTGAACGCAAATACCAAAACGAAAACCAAGAGCCTTTTCAGTTTAAGGGTGTTGTAATTATTACTGCCAATGAGGCAATACAATCAACTGACTACACATCTGGTTTGGCTCGTCGAAGACTTACCATTCCATTTGATCGTCCATTCACTGGATCTCAGTCAGAACAAAAAGAGCTGATCAAATTCAATACCAAAGGTGAGCCACAAGGGGAGTTTGCACCCTTGTTACCTGGTTTGGTTAATTGGGTTTTGGATATGTCTGAAGAAGAGATGCGGAATTATTTAATGGATACTAATCAAAAGGTTGAGTTTTTCAAAAAGTATTCTCATGTGCAGAATCTCAGATCAAATCCAATTTTGGATTGGATGGAACATCGTGTTGTTTATGATCCAGGGATCCAGACACCTGTTGGTTTTACGAAAGCAGCTCCTGTTGGAACGTCTCACATCTATGCAAATTATGATAAGTGGCTTTATGCAAGCTATTCAGAATTCTGTAGGGAATGTAATATCCATATTATGAGCAGGAGTCGGTTTGAAGTTTTGTTTATGGATATCTGTAAGCACCAGCTTGGATTGAATGTGTTCAGTAAAAAGAATACTAGAGGTTTACGCGTATTCAATGTGGCAGTGCGTGATTCAAATCCAAAGTATGTTGATTACCCAGGAATTGTGACAGTTGCTTCTGATCAAAGCAAGTTTGAAGCACAGTATGGAGTAAAGCTAGGAGTAAATCGCAATACTGAAACAGAAGATTTTCTTGGTTCAGATGAAAAAGAACAACAGAAAGAAGTTGCGTTCTAGATTAAGTTGTTGTGTATAATCGGAGAAATTCCGATTTATCAATGACTAAAAAGAAATTGCTTTGGGTTGGCGATCTTGCCGCAATGACTGGTTTTGGTCGTGTCGGCGGCGCAGTGCTTCCAAGGTTGCGAGATGAGTATGAAATTACTGTGCTTGCTTGTAACTGGCATGGGGATAAGACTCCAGAGCAGGATATGTTTGAAATGTATCCAGCATCTAATCGGTTCCAGCAGGCACCGTTTGGTGAAGATCGGATCAGGGAAATTGTTGAGCGTGTTCAACCTGACATTATCTGCACGTTGAACGATCCCTGGATTGCAAGTGAGCAGTACAAACGTATTCAGGATTTACATAAACAAAAGAAATTTAAGTTTGTGGGATACCTCACCATGGATTCCTATAACTGGATTTCTGGTATCGATACACACATTAATGATTGGGATGCCTTGATTTCCTTTACAGAATTTGGAGCTTACGAATTTCTGAAAGCTGGCGTACGGCGTCCCATCAGTGTAATCCCCCACGGATTGGATCTATTTGATTTTTATCCGATGGACAAGAAGGATGCACGGAAAAAACTGGGGCTGCCTGAAGATGTGTTTATTGTTTTTAATGGGAATAGGAATCAATTTAGGAAGAGGATTGATATTACGATTTCTGCGTTTGCAAAATTTGCAGTTGATAAGCCTGACACAAGGCTTTATCTGCACATGGGTTTAAAGGACCAGGGATGGGACATCCTTCCGCTGTTTGGTAAGGAGATGCAAAAAGTTGGGCTTGATCCCAATAACCGTATCCTGATGACAGCAAATACCCCTAATCCTCCAAACGTAGAAGTTGATCTTTTGAATACGATCTACAACTCAGCTGACGTAGGTGTTAATACCTGCAAAGGAGGAGGATGGGAGCTTGTCAATTTTGAACAGGCTGCTTGTCGTGTGGCGCAAGTTGTACCAGACCACACGAGCACCAAAGAAATTTTTGAAGGATATGGAAAATTGATCAAATGTGACCACATCGATGTCGATGTCAATTTTGGTAGGGAGATGCCCTGCCCCTCTACCGATCACCTTGTCCAGATCCTAAACGAACTCTACGAGAACCGCCAGGAACTGGAGGAGACTGCTGAGAGATGCTACGAGCGGGTGATCGATCACGCCTTCTCCTGGGAGACCATCGCAGCCGAGTTCCACAAGGTCTTCGAGGAGGCTCTGGAAGGCACCCACAACCTGATCCCTGGGTCTGAGGGTCCAGGGGGTGTGGATGGCTCTGGGGAAGCCGCTAAAGGCTTTGAGCCGGTGGCCAAGAGAAAGAAGAAGCAGCGTCAAAAGGACGAAAACGGTAAAGGTGAAACGAAAGGAAATGCTGTATCAACCTGAGACAGTCTCAAAACGCATGCGACTAACCCCGCTTCGGTGGGGTTTTTTCATGGGTGGCGGCCAAAGAAAGTGCTGGAGGATGGGAGAATAACGGTGTTTGTCAGTCATTGATGAAGAATACCCCCCGTTCTAACCTTAGTACCAGGGAGGGAACACTTTCCTAGGAGAGTGTTCCCTGCTGTGGAAAAAGTTGCCGGGCAAACCTGCTAACTCGGAATCGGTATGAGATGGATGAGCCAAAATTGCGGTGTGTTGGTGTTACTTGCTTTTTGCTTGCAATACCTGTTAATGTTTGATCTGAACGTCAGGAGGAGGGCTGGCAGGGAACACTCTCTCTAGTAAAGTGTTCCCTGCCTAGGAAAGTATTTGAAATGGGGGGTATTCTTCATCAATCCCCTACAAAACCAACTATTCTGCATCCATGTCTCGCAACTACCGGCCAATCCCTCCCTACGCAAAAGATTTTGTTGCGTTATCAGATGAGACACCTTCTGGACTCATTTGGACCAAAGAAACCAAGCGGCACAAGCCCGGTGAACCAGTGACTCGGCGCATGGGCAACACTCTTTTTTATGGAGTTTCCATCCATAGCACCGTGTATCTGGCGCACCGAATTGTCTACTACCTACGCACAGGGGAAGACCCAGGCACAGGGGACGTGGTACATGGCCCTAAGAACCCTGAATGTGACAATCGAAAACCCTTATCACTTTCTTTTACCTATACCAAAAACCTTAAGCCGCGCTCAACAGGTATTAAGACATTACAAGATGCTCTTGATTTTTCTGACTTAGATGCAATGCAAGAGTTTCTTGGACAACTTGTTTTGCTTGATGGGCATGCTAGTAACTCACTCATGTTGTCAAAACTTAAGTGGAATGAAGATTTTTATGAACAAGTTAAACAAGCCTTAGTTGCTCGTTTCTTTATTTGCTTGAGGCCTGGACCAGGGGGCGCAGTGGCTCTGTCAGATAACTTAGTTGATTTATCTCCTAGTCCAGAATTGCTTCGTGAAATTGGTAGTCAATTTTTTAACTGATTATGAAAACACTTGCATTCCGTTACATCAAACAAATTGATGAAGCCAATGAAAACGAATTAAAAAAACTTGGTTACTACAAGGGCTTTCCTTGTGTATACGGCCATGATATACGTGATGTGCAATACCATTGGTGTTATCACTGCGTTCGTAAAATCCAAACCAATATCTGTGGTTTTGATGTCAATTATTTACATAAGTATTACAAAGTAAGATATCAAGAGCTTTGGAATTGTATTCAAATTAATAACTTCGATAAGTGCTGGGAAGGTCGTTTTAATTCCTCAAGAAAAAATTTTCCTTCTTACCGAACACATACAAGTGCAAGATGGAGTGAAAATGTGAGTATCCATAAGCTCATCTATCAATGCGCCTGGGGAGACGTTGGTAAAAATTTTGTAACAAGAACGTGTGGGAACCCTAATTGTTTTAACCCTTTACATTTAAAATCTTCTTGGAATACCAGTGATCCACCTAAAATCATCAATCCTTTTGATACTAAATTTATGTATGAAAAGTTAATGTTGGCTGGAAAAAGGGATATTGAAAACCTGTCAGTTGATTTGTTGATGCACAGGCAATATAAAAATGTTATTCCTCATCCAAAGTCCCATGAGTACAAAAATCTTGAGGAGTAAAATAAAGATAAAACAATAGGTAAATGACGCGATACAGTCTTCAACAAGGGGTTAGCCAAAGACAGCGCACTGCTGATAACCCCTTATTGCTTGGTACTTTTAATCAAACTTCCTTACGTTATTTGCGAGGCACGTTAAAACCGACTTATGAAGTTCAGTCAAATGGTTTTGGTGGAGGAACTTATAACCATTGGTTTGCAGTTGATATTGAAAGTCCAGCCTGGATTATCTTAACAAAAGATGGCGAGCGTTCTAAGTACATCAATATTTCTTTTTACGATTTAAATCGTAACCCAATTGAAGGGCGTGCAATTTTTCAAGCAGATAGTGTACCTGGAGATTTTCTTTTTGACGAAGAAGATCAAGTCTACTATCCGTATCTTGGCCATGCAATGTCAACTCAGTCTGTTTTATACAACACGTTTAATCAATACCTGCCTTTCAAAGGAGATGATCGATACTATCCCTTAAATGCTGGAAGATATTTAATTTGTGTTTCGAATACCAGAAATGAGCCTATTAATTATAATGTTGGTCTTGTTGTTGAGTTTCCAACTGAAGAAATTTTAATCCTACTTGAAGATCTAGACGGTAGCTGTATTGCTCTTGAAGATGGAATTGATACAACAAATACTACAACTATTGGACCTATCATATCAACCAATACCGTAATTAACGGAGGTTTTAATGCATTTACAGAAGATGTTGCTCAAATTAATTCAGGTGTTACTGTAACCGTTGACGAAGGCTTTACGTGGTTAATTGGTACTGCTGTACCTCCAGGTCAAGAACCTACCAATCTTTTCCTTCTTGATTTATCTCCTACATATGATATTTTAAGTGATCATGAACACTCTCGATCTGAGTGGGTTGAAGCATGGGAGCGTGAGCATCAACAAACAGATCGTTTTCCATCTGTGTTCGAACCACTGCTGACTACCCAGTAGTTGCTAGACTTTTAAAAAAGCACCATGACAACATTAGTTGCCAACGTTCCTCCCGTCCGTGTATGGGTTAGGAAAGAGTATCTATACGATCTTCAGAAAGGGCATGGCGAGTACACCCCAGGTTATTGGGTCACTTGTAAGTCTCTTACTGGTCGTGCATTGTATTTCGAGACATATCTGACAGAATTTGGCTGCATGTTTGACAAGCTGCCGCTCAGTGCATTCTTATCTTGGGACTCAGATAATCCTAATGAGCCTGCTCCACCTTCACCCGATCTTCCCTTAACTGATCTTCAGTATTGGAACGGATTTGATCATGGTCTCACGGTTATCGAAAAAAACTTAATCTTCAACATGCGTTTTGAAGTGCTGACAAGAACGCAGGGTGTATTGGGCGGCACATATTTGTTTACCATTGACAACTATCATCCACATCGTAACGAGCCTGACTTCTATTTCTCGGAGGTTCCCGATGAACACAAGTCTCATAACATCATTGCTTTGGACAACGGTCAAATTGGCGCTTATCCTAACAATCGCTGTCGGATGGTCGATCCATCATTGACATATCACAATTTGAAAACACCAGATTTCAAGGTATCTACTAGGTACTTTGAAGTTGAGACTGTTCCCAAGTGGGGTAGGCTTGGTGAATCTGATGAATACTTCTGGAAAACACCTATTGAAAACAATTCTATTCCTTATGAAATAGAGTTTGATAGGTAATGTAAACAACCTTACGTAAAATAGAAAAGGACTTACTTGTTAGCCATGGAAAAAATTAATCAGTACGTTGAAATTGCTTTAGCAATTCATGCAACTGCTTCGCTTATTTGTGCTTTAACACCTACCAAAAAGGATGATGATTTTCTTGGGTTTCTTTACAAAGTTCTTGAGTTCCTTGCCTTAAATATTGGTCGAGCTAAGCAGCGTTAATTCACTGCATTAAACCACATCACAACACCCCCTTCGCGTTCAACCCATTCCCTTATTGCGTACGCTTCTTCTTTTGGAAGTGTTACGCATTTTTTTTCGTTTTCTACATGCCAACAAATGTTGACTTTTATTTCAGGATTTCTCTTACACTTCATTTGCTTACGATGATTGCCCATCCCGTGTTAGGTCCTTCAACTTCCCATCGACGCAGCCAATTTTTACGGCTATAACAAATACCATCTCCTGCTTTCGGTTTTGTACTAACATATCCTCCTTTTATCATATCTGCTTCACCATAGGGATCTCCATGGATAAAGTGTGAATTTGTAAATCCTTTTACAATAGACCAATGGCCACCACCAGATGGCTTGGATACATTGCCTTGGTGCAACCAACCAACTGCAATTGGCCTGTTATTACGGATTTCATTTTCGATAGTTGTTGCATTTCCATTTTTAATGAATTTTGCATTAAGACCCAGGTGCCTTAGTGTTTTGAGTTGAGCCATTGAGTCTGTTGTATCACCAAAATTTTTACGGATGAGATTGTATTCATCATCTGTCTTTACTTTGCCATGAAAAGCTGCAATCATTGCACACGAAGACGAAAAACATTCTCGAGATCCTTTTCCAGATTCATTGTCAAGTTGATAGAAATAAGGAACAGATAGCCTTTTTTCACTGGCTACCTCAACACCCCCTGGTGGTTTACCTGATTGTCTATCCATGATTTGAATTAACTTAGTTGCATAGTCGGGATCAGTAGCGTAACCTTCTTTTACAAGTAGTTGTGCACACTCATTACGATTTCTAGCCCGATTTACACCTTTAAAGTTTTTGTAATCTTTGTACCAGCGATTAACAAGATATGTGACACAGGTTGCAATATCAGGGAAATCAATAAAGCCTGCTTTAATTGTAACCCACTGACCATTAAGAAATTCTTTAGTATCTACTGCTGTTCCAGATCCTTTCAGGCCAAAGAAGTTATTTTTACCTGAGGTGTGCTTTCCCCAACCAGACTCAAGTGCCCATTGGGCTGCAACAACCTCAGGGAATTTAGCTCCAGCTTGCTTTGCTGTTTGATAAATACCCTCCCATGTATTAAAGAACTTAGCTGCATCCGTTAGTTTAATTGACATATTGACCTAGAGCTTTTCTTAACTCTAGGGTATGTCAATCAATTAGTCCAAGGAACACCAGTTGCTTTACTAGGAGCATGTTGTTCATCAAGTTGAGCTTGTAGAGCGGCTTCAATTTCAGCCACTTTCTCAGCGCCAAACTTGTCCTTCACCCAATCAACAACAATTTCTTCAGTCAATTGACTAAACGGAATAAGATTTTCTGGGCGTTCTAATCCAAGACTTCCGTAAGCACCGCTGGTGTATGTACCGTCATCTGCAGTGACTGTGTAGTGACAAGTGTACACAAAGCCATCTGCAGTTTCCCGCTCAAGATTTGCGATTTTCCAAGAAAAGGTAGTGGCCATAGAGATGAAAATATTCTTTACAATTTTAGCAGTTTACTTGATAAATGGCTTTTATCAAGAAAGCCGATAAGTAACAAACGTATTGGCGACAGTTCGCCTTGATGCAAAGCGTCCAGATGATCCTGCAGCAACAGCACCAGCGCCAACAACGGTATGACCAGTATTACCTGCAACCGTGCAGGTGCCGCTTCCTGTGTTGATCACTGACCACTCAAAAGTCATGTTGTTGTAAAGACCACTGAAGCCACCTTCGGATGATGTGCCAGTGGGAAGCGTTAGCGTTTGTGCGTTGCCAGTGTATTGAATAATGCCATTTTTGAGTTCTTCAATCGTAAGCGTTGCTGCAGTGCTCTTGCTGACGGGAGCTGCTTGGTTGTAAGCAATAACCCGATCGTTTGTGATTCTTAGTGCTTCTGTAGGACTACTTGCTCCGTCAACAGTAGTGGAAAACACCAACCTGCCTGGCATGTCGTTAGCGCCGGGGGTGCCATCCGCTTGAGCTGTAATTTGTACGGCATTGACAAATGATGAACCGTCGTCTCCGCTAAAATATATTGCGCCAAGACTATCTCCAGACAAAACAGCAGCCCTTGTTCCTACTCCTGCACCCCTCGATTTTGAAAACACAAATCCAGCGTTTTCAGAATTGTTTGACCAGCGACCGATATTTAGCCAACTATTTGCGCCTACTGAATGAAGCTGCAAGCCGCTTTCGACAAGCACTGGAACACTTGCAGACGTGCCAATCAACAACCTGCCGGAGCTGTCAATGCGGGCGCGTTCTGGCAAAGAGCCTGAAGATCTAGTAACAAAAGCAATATAACCGTTGTCGTTTCCATCAGAATCACAGATAATTTGACCTCTAGTTCTTCCTGCCGTACCATCGCTTCCGGTGGCAATGTTAATAGCTGCTGCTGATCCGGATGTTGTGCCATTATTGCCTATCAGTAATACATTTGACCGATTTCCTTCATTAACAGTCCTTACATCTAAAGGTGACGTAGGACTTGCAGTGCCAATCCCCACTCGGCCTGAGCCAAGCAAGGTCATAATTGTAGAAGGCGAGTTAAAACTGTCTCCGCCTTTGCGTACACGAATGTCTAAAGCGGCGTCTGTGCCTGTACCACCACTGGGCTGATAAGCATCAAAGAAAACTTGCTGCGATGCAGTGCCAGTGCTGTTATTTCCCAATAATTCAATTCGTGCAATATCAGAAATATCACTTAATGACGGCCTAAATTGAGCTATAACGCCATCTACTGATTTCCCTACTATGGCAAGTCGTGTGCTTGGGCTGGAGGTACCAATCCCCACATTCCCGCCAGAAGTAATCCTCATCCGTTCTACAGGAGACCCTGCCCCATCAGGAGTAGTACTGAACATCAAGCGACCCGGCATGTCAGTAACGCCAGGAGTACCGTCTACTTCAACAGAAATGTTTGCTGCCTGAGTCATTACCGACCCATCGGCACCATAAAACATGATCCTGCCCAAGATGTCGCCTGACGCAACAATGTTTACAGAGCCTTGAGCTGTTCCCCTTGATTTGGCAAAACGAAACTCTGGCCCTCCATTATCAGCTCTGTTATGAATAATGCTTGCGGATGCAGATTGATAATTTGTGGCCCCTTCAAGCTGCAAGCTGCTTCCATATCCTGCCATGGAACGGCTTGTAGACGTGCCAACTAAGAGCCTGCCGGAGCTGTCGATGCGGGCGCGTTCAAGGCTATTTGCCCACAACCGCATTGAATCATCTGAATGGCCATAAACAACACGTCCGACTGTCGACGACGCTGTATCACCAAAAAATATAGATGCGTCGCCCGTGTCTGCAGTAAACAGTGTAATCCCAACATTGCCTGCCCGTTCAAACTGAGCCACAGACGCTCCAGAGGCTACTACCGCCGAAGCGCTACTTTCCATCACATGGAGTAGGTCGCCAGGACTCGTAGTGCCAATCCCCACGTTCCCGCCAGAAGTAATCCTCATCCGTTCTGTAGGACTGCTTGCTCCATCGGCAGTGGTTAAAAACACCAACCTGCCTGGCATGTCGTTGGCGCCGGGGGTGCCGTCTACGAGCGCCCGAATTTCAGCAGCTATGATTGGGCTTGTTCCATCAGAGCCTTCAAATAGAATACGCCCAAGGACATCGTTACCTACAACTGCAGCACTAGCAGCGCGGCCCTTTACAAACTCAATGTATTGTGCATTTGCGTCGTCAGACGTTCGCGACAAGGTTTGAGACCCGACGATTTGAAAAAGATTTCCATCTGCGTTGAGTGAGCTTGACCTGCTCGTAGACGTACCAATCAACAACCTGCCGGAGCTGTCGATACGGGCGCGTTCGACTCCACCTGCAGATAAAGCTAATTGGTTTGTTCCAGGACTGTACAGTCCTGTGTCAACATCATTTGCAAACGTATATGTCGGCAAAGAAGCGCTGCCAGCAGAACTAGCTTCTAGCTGACCATTTGCATCGATAATAAACCTAGCCTGACCATTAGTAGTAAATCCAATTTCGTCTGCATTTGGGCTGTAAATACCAGTGTTTACATCCCCATTGAAACTAATAGCCGGGTTACTTGCCGTTCCCGACGCTAAAACACCAGAAGTAATCGTACAGGTTCCGCCACTAAAAGTGTTAAATATACCATTTGCAAAGGAAGCCGTAGATCCACTTACCGTTCCAGTGACCGTAAGGTTTCCTGAAGTCGAAGCTACAATACCAGATACAGTTACACTTTGATCAACACCATTGTTTGTAAAGGTGATTGTATTGACTTTAATCGTGCCGTACGACATGTTTACTGCTCAAGTTCTTTTATATAATTTTACCTTAAGGCAAGATAATTAAAGGTCCTTTGACAACAAGTCCACTTACTCCACCTGATATAATACCGGAACAAACCATTGCTGGGGATGCTCCAGAAGGTGTGGTTACTCTTAATGTGCTTCCGGTAATATTTGTAAAGAGAGCTGTGTTACCTGTTACAGTTGCGCCTGAAACTGTGGTAGTACCTATTACAACATCGCCTCTTAATGTATTGCCTGAGACAGTCCCAGTTACACTAATTCCCGAAGAAAAATAACCTGATCCAAGCGTAAAAGTATTTCCTGAAAACGTTAAATTACCACCAAAAATTTGATTAATTGCTGTTAAAACCTGGAATAAACCTGATGTTGCGTTAATGACATCACCTGTTATTGTTGCGCCTGAAACTTTGGTTGTTCCAATAACATCAGCTGCAGTTGCAGTTCCTGTTACAGTTAAATTGTTTTGTACAAAAACGTTATTAAACGTTGCATTTCCAGACGAAGAGACATTAGCTAAGCTTGTGTCACCGCTTACTGTAAGTGTCGCATTGACAATAACAGGTCCAGTTAAAGTCCCACCACTAAGCGTTAAATATTTTGTATTTAAGTATTTACTAAATTCATTTAATGTAATCTTTTTATTCTTTAAAGTAGGATCAACTTCGAATACACGAACTAATGTCAGCAGATCCTGTTCTGCTAACGCATTGCCTCCTATTGAAGGCATTTGTGAAATTCGTCTGTTGGCCACCTATATGAAAGCAAAGCCCATTGATTAATTATAGGTGGCCTAGACCTAACTACTATTTCATTCTGATTTCAATCTTAGGAAGTCTTTCTGTTACAAAATTCCAGCTCGCTTGAATTCCCGTAATCACCCCTGTCAGAAGAACGACAAGCAAAAGAAGTTCTGCAACTGTCAGATTACGTCGAACGTAAACAATTTTTTGCTCAGGTCCAGGGTTTTGATTATTTTGTTGCTGTTGTTTCTGTGCCATGTATTGAGCAATTGCCATATCCCTAGCTTTTTGCTTCATTTCCTCCAGTGCCTCTGGAGCTAACTGCCCAGGAATCTGGCTGGGTTGGGGAGGAATGCTGGGATAAATGTTTTCTTCCATGAGCATGCAAATCATTTACAAAAAGACTAGCATTTAATCAGCTCAAATGTGAACATGAATTACGGACTAAGAAAAGGATTGGAAGACATTTCTTCCGAGCTAAAGGGGATTCGCAATATTTTAGCTACAATGTGGCACTCTCGTTACAAAAACGGCGAGACAAACATGATCAGCCCTGAGGTGTATGCTGATGAATACATTTCTACTGAAGAATGCGCTAAACGACTAGGTGTTTCAGATCAAACAATCCGTAACTGGATTCTTAGCGGCAAAAAACGCCCAGATGATGGTTGGGTGTACGGAATCCACTACATCAATGTAAGCCCCTCTAGCAAGAAACAGATTATTCGTATCCCATGGAATAATCTAATCCAGTCTTTCACCAAAGATACAAAAGCAAGTTATCGGAGCTTTACGAACAGTTCATTTGTCAAATATAGTACAGATACTCGGGATAAAAAGGATTGTCATATTCCCAATCCATCTGTCCCAAAGACTTCTGATTTTGATGAAGGTTTAATCCAGGGGTATTGAATGGCTAATCGTTTTGATGGCTGGTCCATAGAAAATGTGACTATCGCTAATTTTAAAGAGGTTTTACCACTTTCTCTTGTGCCTCAGGTAGAAATTTTTATTCCTCCTTCAGGTTCTTTCGATGATGCGGTCTTACGAAGATACCTCAAAAACTTAAAAGATTATGAAGAAGAAGATCCTACTTTTTCAATGACCTTAGCAAATCGGTTACGTGTTGCATTTCAAGACATGACGCCTTGTACGATATGTGGTAAATTTCCAAACGCTGATTTACCTCTGAAAAGAAGATTACGTTGTGTGGCAGAATACCTAATTCGTGTGGGTGAATTCAAGAAATTGAGAGATGAAAATGGCAAGCTTGTAAAAAAACGAGGTGTGCTAGGCAAGCTGGTCGTCATCTACCAGCCACTTGCTAAGATGCATGAGACACTGATTCGCCAAGGGCTTGTTGCAAAGTGAGTAAACGAGAAAAACTGATCGCTTCGGTAATCGGCCCAGAGTTGACCGAAATTTCTACCGAGATGCTTGATGCCACCATCAAGCTGATTCTTGGTGACATGCGCCAACACTACTTAAGGTTTTGGGAAGCAGAAGGACCTGGGATCATGGTGTTTCAACCTGAGAACAAAGAGCGATCTGTGTTTTTTCTAACTCTTCCTGAAATTGAAAGTGCCAAAAAACAATGTGAGAATGAAAAAAACAATGATCTATTAGAGACATTTAGAAAAATCTTAGATGCTGCTCAGAAAATTAACCCACTTGAAAATGCTGGATTCCTTATAAATGACAAACAAGGTATTCGCTATTTTCAAATGGACTATCAAAAAATTGCAGAGAGCTGATGCCTGGTTTCCTTGGTAACAAAAAAGTTGAAGATTACGAATGGATTACTTCAAAAGATCTAATTGACAATGCGCATCTTGTAATGAATGGTATTGATCTTGATCCGGCAAGTTCAGCTAAAGCTAATGAATATGTAAACGCAAAAACCTTTTTTACTCCAAAAGAAGATGGTTTAAATGAGCAAGAGTGGCATGGAAATGTTTATGTGTTTCCTCCAAAACACTCTTACTTCTGGCATCATGATTCCCAACGCTGGAAAATGACCCGTGGGTTATCTCCTACGCTGACATCAAGTTATGCAATCTGGTGGAGAATCTTGAAACATAAATGGGCAAAAAAAGAAATTGAACAAGCAATTTACTTTGCAAATGCTCCAGATATGTTCATGTACTGTCAAGACATTTTTGATTTTCCTATCTGCATTTTCCGTAATCGACCGACACTAAAACAACATTTTGTTCATACAGGCGTAATTAAAGAGCGAACAACTTGCGCATCTTTTGCAGTTTTTTTGCCTCCCCAAAAAAGCGTAGGCGATTCAATCCAGCATTTTGTTGAAACCTACGGCCAGATGGGTCGTATTCTTGCGTAAATCCTGTAGCATCTAAAAGCTACTTTTGAACTATGAGCATCCTTTCCGACGGCGAAATCAAAGACCTTTCTTTGAATAAAGGAATGATCCAACCCTTCCAGGATCGTTTAATCAGTGAAGAAAACGGAAGGAAGCTTCTTAGTTATGGACTAAGTTCATATGGTTATGATATTCGACTTTCCCCAAAACAATGCTTGGTATTTGGAAGAGTTCAATCAGGAGACTGTGATCCAAAGGAGTTTAATACAGGCATTCTAAAACAAGTTGATTTACTAGAAGATGAGAAAGGACAGTATTTCTTGCTTCCTCCTTACGGTTATTGTTTAGGAGTAGCAGAAGAGTATTTAGACCTACCTAAAGATGTAACAGTAGTTGCAGTTGGTAAAAGTACATATGCCCGATCTGGGATTCTGGTAAACATAACTCCGGCAGAAAGTCGATGGCAAGGACACTTGACTCTTGAGATCAGTAATTGCACAGGCCTTTTTAATCGAATCTATGCAAATGAAGGTATCTGTCAACTACTCTTTTTCCGTGGCAAAGAGTGTGAAGTCGATTATCAGATGCGTAAAGGAAAGTACCAAGGGCAACCCAAAGAAATTGTGTTTAGCCAGGTTTAACTAAATCCTCTAAAAGTTCCTGTAAACGGGCTGGGCTTGCGTGCATAATTTGTACTACCAGCAGGCCCAGCCGTATCTCCTTGACTTGGAAGTGTTACACCGTTAATGCTTGCTTCACTCCTTGGTGTGCGACCACGAATTTGTGGCTCATCAATTGAAGCACGTTGCTTATATTCACCAGCAGTTTTTGCTGCTGCCATGTATTTCTCAACTCTACCTTGTTGTCTATCATTCCGAATATCAACTGTATCTGCAATATCCCTTTCCGTACGATCTAAACGTCTTAAGTCTGTGTCATAAGCTTGTTCTGGATTCAAATCAGAGATTTCTGCACCTGAAGTACCAGAGCGCTGCCGTGGATCGTAAGTAGATTCAAAGAACTTTTTCATGATATCATTTTAAATGAAGGAATTTTAATCAAAGATAATGATGCATGCACCTGGGTTTTCTGATGCATTTCTAGATCAATATATAACAAATGATGAGGTCTTAAAACGTTGTTTATCTGAAGAAGATTTTGATGCTTCGTTGGATAACGAAATGAATGACGTGCCTTTGCAAGACATGTATAATAGGGGCCTGGTTCTCACCCAACAGGGTCGAGAGCGTACCAACCTCCAAATTGAGGGTACTGAACGATGCGGATTGACAGGTTACATTCCGAGCATGGAGCAAGGTCTGGAGATGGGTGCGTCACCGAAGCCGAAAGCCCTGGTTCTGGAGCTTGGGGGGCCCACGGAGGAGGAGAAAGAGATGTCGATGCGTCGCCGTGGTTTAAGGCGGTAGAGCCCGGCTGCGGCCCCAGTGAACTACCTGTGGTTGAGTGCAAGGATGGCTTCTGTCCCATGCCAAACCTTAAACCAAAAGTTGACATGGTAAATCATCCCTCACATTATTGCAACCCTGATAAAAAAATTGAAACAATAGATAAAATTGAAGATGCAGTTCAGTTTGCACCAGATGCAATACTTGGTGGGCTTCAGTGGCAAGTAATTAAATATATTGATCGTCTTTGGTCTAAAGGTAATCCAAAGCAAGATGCAATGAAAGCGCGTTGGTACCTCGACCGTTTAATCCAAAAATTAGACGAATGAAAACTCCTTGTTGTCGTCCTCATCTTCACCCTTGCTTTCATTGACCAATGAAGTAATTTGTTGAATCTCCATTTGAGTTGGAATATCAAATTCCAACTCAATGTTTTCATCTGCAAGCATATCTTTAATCGCAGCCCATTCAACTAAACGCTTTTGGTACAAGCCCAGAAAAGCTTCAAGTAATTGATCCCATGTCATTTCTTCTGCTTCCATGCGCATTTTGCGCATGGCAAACTGAATCTGAAGCGGAAGCCCCAGTTCACTTACACGAATATTTTGTTCCATTTTTCAAGTAAACTCTAATCAGATTCTAGTGACTGTGGGACTTCGTTGCCCATACTTCAACTGAAGTTGCTTTCAAACTTATTAACAAAATCTGCAAGGACATAAGGATTCAAGTTTTTTTCAAGTTCCAGGATGGCATTGATTTCGTGAGGTTCTCCTGAGTAACTTCTGAATGTTGCCAAAAGAATACCGCCTAAAGGTTTGCATTCATCTTTTAAATTTGCTAAAAACAAAGCCACTTCTTCCCTGCGCCTATTAACTAAACCACCAATAACTTTATAGTAATGATCAAAAATCCAGCGACTTATATTTTCTACTACTCCGTACCAATCCTCAGTTTCAATCGAATCAATTATTGTACTGTAGAAAAAAGGATCCCAACCAACCGAATGGATAAATGAAAGCAGCGCATTGTACATGTCAGCATCTAGGTCAAGATCTAATTTATCTAATTCAATGTCAATGATTTTAAGCTCATGTTTTAAATACTCTTCAGCTTTTTGTTTTGTGCAACATTGACCTTGCTTTACTGGAGAACCATCAGGATAAAACTGGGTTCCATACCCAAAAGTGTAAGGGGCTCCTCCGCTCACAGGATCTGGATAGGCCTTTTCATTAAACCCTTCATATCTTTTAATGATGTCGATTGCAGAAGTGTAGTCACCAAACATCAGAAGTGAGCGAGTTACTCACTATAATAAACTTATTCATAACAAAGTGTTAGCCTTTTCCCTGCCCGCGACTTTTCTTACGTCCGTGATTGGCCTTGGAATGTTGACCATCACCTTGCTTTGTGCGTTTAGGTTTTGATTCTTTTTTCTGCGTAGTTACTTTTACTTTGCCCATTGTTTTAGCGCGTATCTGCGGGTATGAACTTTTGTTTTTTTGATAGCCATTTGCATTTTACACAGTTTGTAGAAACGTAGTTCCAGCGTTAAGACATGTGTTCAAAAATTCTGGTAAAATTATACCACTTAAGATCATCCACTTTACTCGGTGAGACCAGTACCTAGCGGACATAATGTCTGGTCGTGAATCTTGTGCATTATGTCTTGCATAATAAGATTTACGCCTTGCTTTTTCTTTTTCTGTTGTTGGGTTTTTACCAGCTCCTTCAACGCCTTGCTGCCCAAAGCGTATGATTTTTTCTTGTCCACCTTTGCAGGCTTTTACAACATGTGATTTAGTTGGGTGCCCAGGGGTTTTCCTTGGTTTGTTACAAGGCATTGAGTCCTTATGTATTTTTGCAGCTGTTGCTGCTTTTTTATGTTTGTCAGCCATTAACTAAACCCCTTAAACATTGATGTAAATTCTCCTAAAAAGCTTTGACCTGCTTTTGATTTACCAGGTAAATCATCATCATCAATGCCAATTCTAAAATAACTATCTCTATCGGTATCATTATCAGTTTCTTCTTCCTCCTCTTCACTTCTTCCAAATAAATCTTCAATTGATCCCAAAGCAGTGTAAGGATCGTCTAACTTTAAATTCATAAATTCAAGACCTTCACCAGAACTTGCTTTTGTTAATGCAATTTGTTCTGACCTATCAACATCTGGAAAATAGTTTTCATAGAATTCATCTTCTGTCCCTTTGTAGCCTGCTTGTTGGAATGTTTTAAATAAAGCGGTTTCTGCTTTTGTGCTTTTTTTATAGTCTTCTTCTCTTTCGATATAAGTAATGCCTAAGTTTTCTTGTGTAGGTCTTTTTCCTTTTTCATTTAGGTACTTAATACTTTCTCTTATTTTTTGCGCAGCTCCTGTACTCAATGCTTCTATGATATATTGTTTGACTTCATCAACCGTACCTTTAAAATTATCAAGGTCGTATTGTTTTAATAATTTGTTCCACTCTTCTTTATTACTTGGATCAACACCCTTCAAGATTTCATCTGCGAACTCTTCTGGTTTAATAAAGTCACCAAAGACTGTGCCTATAGACTCCGCCCTAATTTCTAAAGAAGGAAGTATGTCATTAAATATTTTTTCTCTTATTTTGCTAGCGTTATAAATATCTTCTGCTCCATCGTAATTTCTACCTTTACCTTTGATTTGATAATGCATGCGTGCAAATTCCTCTTTATCATTTACATTTACTCCAAATCTGTAGGCCTGTGAAGCCCAATACTCATCTCCTTTTTTAGCAGCCTCCCAATCTTCTGCAACTGTCTTTGCCTGTTCTGTATATCTTTCTTCCCTAGCTTTATCTCCTGTAGGGTTAAAATAAAAATTAAAATCAAAACGACGGTCATCTGCGCTGCTTAATTCTTTTAAAAGATCTTCAGCACGCGTATTTGCAAGTAATCTTAAAGATTCTCTAAGAGTTTGTGTCTGAAAAGGATTTTGTTCTTCTTGGCGAACATCTATATATTCAACAAACTCATCCATTGAACGAGATTCATCAAAACGAGGGATTAAATAATCTTGAATAAATTTTCTTGCAAAATCACCTTCAATTTTAATTTTTTCTTCAGCTTCTTCTGAGGATAGGCCAAGCTCAATTTCTTGTTCATACCTTTTTTTAAGAGTGTTATCAAACCATTTTTGCCAGTTATAAATAGTATTGTTGTTATTCACTCCTGTTATGCCTTGTAAAGATTTTTCAAGATCTTCTTCTTTTTTGTCTGCACCCATAAAACTAAGTATCCCGCCTACTCCCGAGTCTCCTAATATGGAATTAGCTAATGTTTTATTTATATCCATGATTTCTCTAAACGGACCAAGTCCAGAAAGAAGTGCAATATTTTGTTCTTTTGCTTTTGCTTTTTTCATTTCATCTATTGTTTGCTTTAGGGCATCTTGAGTAAGTGCACCAAACTTTTTGACTTCTACTTCTCCTTTTTCACCAATGACTTGGTTAATTGCGTCTTCTAAATCCGTTATTCCAGTAGGAAGACCTGCATTAATGTTGTAGTTAAAAACAACATCCTTATCTTCTTGCCGATCAGAAAGTCTAAATAAAGCAACAAATTCATCTGGTTTATTTGCATCCAAAAAGAATTCTTTTCCTTTTGCTTCCCAGTAGGGATCACCTTCTTTAGCTTTCTCCCAAGCAGCAGCTACTTCTGGAATCCTAAGTAAACGTTCTGTAGCTGTATCAAAATCTACATTAAGTTGAAGGTCTTTAATTTGACTTTTTTCAACGTCTGTAGGAGCTTTTTCTACATATTGTTCAGATGCTTTTAAAGGCTGTACTCTGTTAGCACGTTGTCCAGCTGCTTTACCTACGTTCGTATAATGCTGAAGATAAAAAGCATAACCACTATTAACATCTTCTTTTGTTATATTCGGATCATTATTAATCATTGCCTCCCCATACTGACCAACAATGTCAAGATCGTCATTAGCTACTGCTTCATTCCACTGCTGAACCAATTGTGGGTTTTGATTTTTGTAATACTCAACATCAAAAGTTCCGTATGGAGGTTTTGCCCCTAAGCTAACATTCCAAGGAACTAATTTTTCAGTTTGATAAAAAGCTTTAAAATTATTCTCAAGTGCGCTTTTTACAGTGTCATTGATACCTGGTAAGTTCCTAATAATATCTCTTTGTGTTACATAATCTCCTCCTTGAGTTGAGCTTGCAGTCGTAATTACTTTATCGTATGCTGCATTTTTAGCTTCTGCTTCTGCTTTAAGTTTGTGATTTCTGTTTGTTTCTATTTGGTTTATAAGACTTTTAAAAATTTCATTTTGAGCATTATTATTAGAAGGTGTAAGAGAATTACTACTTGGTAATGTTCCAAAGTAAGCCCATCCATACTTTTTATATCCTTCACCACCTGCTTCACTAATGATTCTCGAAACATCGTTTGCTGGAGTATTTACAGGTATTTCAAGAGTTTTTTCTTTGAGGAGGGGCAGCCAGAAGGAAGAATAACCCGTAAAAAATGTAACTTTTACAGTAATTGAATCACTTGCGGGACCCTTAATTGGATAATCTGTTTTTTCATATGTCTTACTCCACTTTTTCGTTTCTGGATTATACGAAAGTCCCATATCAGATGTTTACTTGATAACGCCGTTATATTTTATTTTACCCTGAGCAGGCAAAAGGGGTATCTATTACAAATGATTAAACATTCATAAAAGAACCTTCCAGGGGGGTCCTGTGCTTGCTAGCTTGATCTTGTCCACGATTTTACGCTCATGACTGCATCCACTGCCTGGGTCAGCGCAAGCAGGGCCAGCGAGCTGCTGGGGCTCAGCAAAAGTGATCTCTTCAAGATGCGTGATGATGGTACGCTCCGCCTTGGACCCCACTTCGCAGCATTTCCCGAAACCCGCTCACGGGAGTCATTCCGTTGGAACGTAGGTAAAATCAGTGAAGAACTCAGCAAAAAAGGAGTGCTTCAAGGCTCAGGCCTTTGATTAAGAGCTGGTACATAAGGTTTACCTCTCTTATCAAACATTGTGAAATGATCAATTGAGATTTGATCTGTAACAATGTTAAAAAGCTTTTGAAGCATAGGGTAAATCAAAGGAGCCTGGCAATTGTATGGAGGTACATCCATCAATGCCAAGGCTCTTTTTGTTTCGTTGAAATCAGATAAGTCCTGTTGTTCTTTTTGTGCTTGTTCAACTAATTTCTGTTCCCATTCACTCATTGCAGTAATTCCTACTGGAAAGTCAGAGGGCTCTGGTGGAAAAAGTCTATCTCTAAACTTGAGTGCATATATGTGTTTGCAGTATCGTAATTCATCCAGTAAAGGTGTCCAGTTGTCTGTGATACTAAGAATCACATCTTGTGGAATTGAGTTACCATCAGTAGACACCAAGGAAGAAGAATAATCATCGTATCCAGGCATTCCTTCTGAACTTGATCCTGGTATTGAAATATTCTTTGTCCCTCTTGTATAGATAAATCCAAATTCACGATAGACGCCAGGATTGTCTCGCGTTGCTTTTAAGTCAACATTTGAGTCATTACTTACCGTGTAATCAAGATCAAACCCTTCTGGCGTAAAAACTTCCATATTTCTATTTACATTTGCAGGTGTCATTGCTCTATCGTCAAGTTTTCCATCTGTTTTTGTCAGTTCAAACCGACCGGGTTTAATTGTCGATAGTCGTGACATTGGAAATTGTTTGCTATTTCCTTTTCCACTGGTTGACATGTAGGCATAATCACGATGCGTAAAGTCCTGGCATGTGCATACATAACGTGATCCTGTTATAAGAAATCTTCCAGGGGTAAATCCAATTGGTGATGGACTTACAAAAACTGCATCTGGCGTTACCTGAACAGAACCTGCTTTCTTAAATGTAAGTATGCCTGTAAAAGGATTTATATCAGTAAGAACTGATTGAACATAGCCATATCTAGTTTGTGTTGTTGGGTTAATTGTTTCTTTGTTAATTATGTCTCCACCAGCAACAATAACTCTGTCTTCAAAAATCTCAGTTGTTGCCGGACGTAAACCATTTGGCTGCCCTGGTACTGAAACATAAAAAGGAGCTGGAAGTGGGTTTGCATTGCTCCAGCTACCTTTAAGTTTTACATACCAATTTTCACTATCTTCTGTAACTAATTCGATATACAATTTATCGTTGCTTACTGGATCTGTAAGGTTATCACAACGGACTGAGCCAGCGTAACGCCATACTGCCCAATGCATACCAAGCTCTTTATTTTTGGTAGGAAAACCTACAAATGAACCAGAGAGTGTTGGCGTAGCATTGCCACTTGTAGTTGTTACTGGTATTTCATATTTGAAACGATAGTTGTAGTCGTTGTTATGCGTTGTTGCTGACGCAAGTTCAAATCCTCTGCGCCAACGTGTCCATGCCGATTCTCTGTTGGTAGTATAAATTGAGTCAGGAATACTGCCTTTGGAAAATTCAGTTGTTATTGGTTTTATTTTTCCTGGTGTAAATGGTTTGGTTTCTTGAAAGTTTCCAAAGGAGCTTCCAATCTTTTTAGCCATGATTTAGAAAAATCCACCTTGTGCAATCACATGCGCACCTGGAGCATAACCAGAAATATTTGGTGTATCAGGAAAAACACCAACGTAAAGCCTATCTCCTCGTTCTAAATAAATTCCTTTATTCCGTAAAGGAGCAGTGTTGCCAAGCCCATTGGTATTGCCAGCAGCAATCCCAGGTACAGCCAAAACCGGAAGCACGTCTGAGCAGTCCACCTCTTGTGTGTTGGCCGGTACGGTTTTGGCGAATACGAGACGGTAGTCACCATTAGCAGGAATTGGGGCGGTGGTTCCACGAGTATGGTACACCACAAAGGTCACGGCAGGCTGATTACCGTAATTAACGCCGTTATATACAAAACCTTCTGCCAATCCCCCTGAATAATGAATTGCAGTATTTACACCAGTAAGTGTGGTACTTCCTGTATAAGTGTAATAACCAACACCACTAGCTGCTCCACTACCAGTCAAAGGAGTGGTTGTTGTGATATTTACAACTTGTCCATTAATAAAAGAAACAACAGTACCAGAAGTAGTTGTATTTACTACGTAGTCAGCAGCACGGTAATAATCATTTCTTACGATTTTAATCGAGTCAACAACACCGCCATTGTTGTTGTCCTCACTTAAATCGGCATCCATATCCACAAGGATGGCCGGAACTTGCCCCCCTTGAACAAAAAGAGTATTGTTTGATGCACTCCCTGCGATTTGTGTAGTAACCCTCACAGAATCATAGAGTGGGCGATCAATAAATACAGGAGACTTATTCGTTGCAGTAGACGACATTTAGCTTACAGATGCTTAGTTTTATTATAGGTTAATTAGTTGTCTAAATAACTTGCAAAGTTTCCAAGGGGCGTTTGGGGAAGTTTATCCGCAAATAAATTTCCAGGCTCTAAAAGTCGTTGAGCGTTAAGAAAATCTTGGAACAAATTAACATCATCATTTGGTTTGAATTTGCGCAATGCATTTTGTATGTACTCAATCTTGGCCGGTAAACCATAGTTATACCTATCTAAAATTGCTCGTCGATACTCTCCTGGTAAATAGTCCGATTCAACTGACCAATCCATTAGCTAAACTCCTCGGGATCAAAAAACATCTGATAAGCCTTAAGAAAACTACTGCTATCCAAAGGAGGCGTATCCAGTAGTGAAGGAATGCCTGTTGTCATTGGAAGGTATTTCATTGAATCAATTACTGTTTGAATAAGGCCTCTTCCAAAGCTATTTCCTTTTTCAACTCTCTGGCTAGCCTGTGAGGTGCTTTGAGGAAGTGGCGCAGAAGAAGCCATCCCTTCATTGAAATATTTCTGTATTTGATCAGATTTTTTTACTGGTTGACCATAAAAACTTCTTCCGCTGAGAGTTGGAAAAGATGCCCATTCAGGTGCTAATGCATTTTGAATCTCTGGTGTCAGTTGACCTGCTTTAGTAATTGCAGCCAGGCCACCAAGGGGCATTAGCCTGTCCCTGACCTTTTTAAGCATCCCAATGTCTTGAGATTGCGGGCTAAAATCATTTAAGCCAAGACGTTGTTGAACGCCTGACCATGTACCTGGCATAAACTGATAGGCACCTGCAGCAGCACTTGCTACGCCGCTTTGGGATCTGATGACACGATCTGGATGACGCGAGAAGTCAGTAAACCTGCCTCCACCAAACATCACATCATATCCTGGCCTACCACCGCGAAGCGTTCCTTCAGCTCCTGAAATAGCCCTCTGAAGGCCTCTGAAAAGACCTGGATTCTGAGCGGCCCATTGTTCTAGTATTTGGCGTTCACTTGACATCTTGTTATTTCAACCTATTTTCAAAAGCACGCTTTAATAGGGCGAGTTGAGTCTGGCTCAAATCTTCACTTGAAGGAATATCAAACCTCTTGTTAAAGACATCTTTGCCAAACATAGGAATAGGTGCACCCCCTGGAGAAGAAACACCAATCTGTTGTACATTAGCTCCCAACCCATATGCATTCATATCTGGTGTATTGATTCCTGTAAAGGGAATATTATTGGCTTTTTCAGATGCTTGTTGATAAGATGTTTGTGTAATCCCAGGAAAGTCACTCCCAAAGACTTGTGTGCCACTCATTGCGGCTGATGTCATATAACCTACCTGACCAGGAGGAACTCGTTGTGCAAGACGTGGATTAGTTGTCGCCCATATCTGAAGTCCAATTCTTTCTTTCTCTTCTGGGCTTGCTGCATTATATGCTTTTGATAATTCTGCAACTTGATACTTTTTAAGTAATGGATCTTGTTCGGTTAATTGTGAAATTCTAGATCGTTCTTGGTTTTCTGCTCGCGCTACTGGATCAGACAGAACTGGTGAGCTTGGCGCAGCTGCTTGCGTACCAATACCCGCAATTGAAGGTGAGGCTGCTTGACGCGTCGATAAATTTGTTCCATAAAGTTGATTAAAGCTCTCAGGTGATTGGTATCCCCAATTTTCTCCTGCCCAATATTGACCTTGTTGGTTTCTTTTACCAATACGTTCTCCTCTTGGTCGAATTGCAGGATTAGTAGAAAATTCTGCAGCAGCTGCGTCAAGCGTACCAGAAGCAACTGGCACAGCACCAAAAAGAAGAGCTGTTCCAAGTTTGCCAGGTACTCCACCAGGGGTAAAGCTTAGTAGTTCAAGATTACCCTTAAGTGGATTATCCGCTGGTACAAGCGATGAGATGGCTTGTCCTGCAGCCAACATTCCTAAATTTGCTGGATTAAGCGGATTAAGGAGTTTTCCGACATTTCCTGCAATTGTAGTCGGTGTTCTTGTTGTAAAAGGGTTAATGGCTGTTGGAATCGATGAACCAAATCCACGTATAGTTTTCCTGACTTGAGGAGAAACTCTACGACTTGCCTGCAAGAAAAGTTGTCTAAAAAGGTCTTTCATTAGCGCCAAACCCCATGTAACAAGATACGAGAACCTATGGAAGTGTCTGCAGGCCCAGGAAGGGCCTGGATGAATTCCGCACCTGAACGTTCGTAACGGTAACGGGCTTGGAAAGGATCTTTGTAATTGGGTACATAAAGAATATGAGCTAAACGATTAGTTTCATACAAATATATTTCATCCCAAACCTTTAAGGCTTCTTTGGCATTACTGGAGCGGATTGTACGATCAACGTCACCAGCAATGTTTTCAACGCGAGTAGATGGTGTAAGTGCTACTTCAGTTTTCTTTTCAGCTGTATCACAACGACCAATTTGAATAATGATTTTATCGTAGAAATAAGAATCAGGAACTGTATTGAGAGCTTCTTCCAGGCGGGCATAGTCGCCTGCTGGAACAGAAACCACATAGTAACCTAGATGGTATCTAACTCTACTTTTGTCAAAATCACTTAAATGCACAGTTTGCGACCTGGTTGAATTTCATTATAAGTGGGGGTAATCAACTAAACAGAGCCATGGCTTGTTCTGGTGTAAATGTCTGTGCTTGCAAAGAAGGCAAGTCATCTAACAACGAACTTTGACGTTGTTGCATAGCTTTCCTTATTGCACTAGACATTAATACATCTCTTAAAGATTGTTGTTCACCCAACAATTCCTCCATTAATTTATCATTTCGTTTTTCGTTGACATTCTGGTTGGAGGACTGGGCAGTAGCACCAGGTAGCACAGGTGCCTCAGGCACCCTGGAAGAACCAACAGAAGCTTGCTTGCCAGGTTCAGTATGGAGGAATCTAATCTCGTATGGATTTCCTTGTGAATCACTTGTCATCAAGGAACCAAACCCATGATCAGGTCTATATGTTCCATATCCCTTATAAGTCAGTGGTGTACCAACTCCAAGAGAAACATCTATTCCTCTATGGAAAGTAGAAGCGCCGCGCGTTGGTGCTGATCTTGGGCCAAATCTAGACGTGATTGGAAAGTTCCAACGCCAATCTTCTCCTTGTCTTTGAACCAGGGGGACTCTATCTTTGCCAATTAAAATATTCTGAAGTAAAGATCTAGCTGTCTCAGGGTTAATTTTCCTACCTTTTTGTGCCCCAAATTGAGGAATAACTCTTACGTCAAGATGGGCACCAGTAGTAGGAAAAACATCCCTACTTGGATCTATAACAGAACCGACCGGAATTAAACCTGCCATATCTTTCTTTTCTTTTTATTTTAATACTAAAAAGCCCCTGTAAAACAGGGGCTTAATGGGAGATGAGTTATACCCTAATTAGATCTGAAGAAAAAACAGCATCCCAATCAATTCGTTTGATTTGTCGTAGTTGCTCAAGATTACTGAATCTTTCACCGGACAAAGATAATTGCAGGTCTTTAATTTCCCGAGCAGTTTTTAAACCAATGCCTTTGATATGGTCTGCAATCATTTGTGCAGTTGCACCGTTGATGTTCAAACGTGTGTCTGGAGGAAAGTTGCGAGGCTCTTCGTTTGCTGCTTTATCTTTTACTTGAAGGGTTTTAACCTTTGTTGTTGCCTGTTGATCGGGTTGTAGTTCAGTCCTGTAAGCGGTATAAAGGCGACCGTCTTGATCTTCGACCATGAACCAATCGCCATTATCCCATTCACTAATAATCCTAACTCGAGCACCCGTTTTCACATGACGATAAAGAAGCTCTTCGGAGAGAGTTGTCATAAAACCAAACTTTGCATCTGGTTTTAGTTTAACTCAATTAACTAACAGTGCGGCCCAGGAGATAGCCATCAATGTCTTCGTAGCCAGGAGCTTCATCGGGCTGGATGTAGCACACTTCAACCACAAGGTATCCAGTGCGTCCAGAAGCTTTGTCAGCAGCCGAGATGTACCAACCACCAGAGGTAGACGTTGCAGTGACGGAACCACGTGCAAGGGCCTTGTAGGTGGCTGCACCCGTGATTTCTTTGTAGATAGAGTTGGCAGTAACACCAGCAGTACCAGTCACGAAGGGGACGGCACTGTAAGCTGCGCTACCACCAGCAAAGTAGACTTCTCCAGGTTGAGAACCAGAGACGGTGCTAGAGAGGTTGGCTTGTGCAACGGATTCACCGGAAGTTGCATTAGAAACCAGTCCGGTAGCAAAGCTGATGACGTTACCAGTGGCTGCATAAACGCCAGAGGCAACACGTCCATCACCCCAGCCAGAGGCAACGGAGATAGTTGTGCGGTACACGTAGGCAGGTAACGTGGTAGAACCGCTGATCACCATCCCGGTAATATCAGTACGAGTATCATCGTTCCGATAAGGGGAGGGTACAATCACATTGCCAGAAGCAATGGCACCATCACCAGAAGTATTGGTGATAGGAACATAACCACGTTGCTGGAAATAACGATAACCAGGTACGGCCAGGACGGAAGTCGGGCCGCCTTTAGAGCTGTCATTGCTACCGCTGTCATCGGTATCAATGTTTTTGTACCAACCATTCAAAGGCTCTGCCCAGTTACCTGGATAGATCTTTTTAGACGAAAGATAAGACATTTATTCCTCCTTTAGTAAGAGTTTATTTATCAAACAGTACCATCATCCTTGACAAAGCTATATGCATTAGTCACAAAATCCTTATTAAGGATTTCAAAACCAGCATAAAGCTGCCAAATCAGAATGATAAAACGACTGAAGTCATCATTATTGTTAATGAGAACTTGAGCATTCGGGCCGCCAATGCCAACGCCAACGGCTTGCGGGCCAAAGAAGAAACCTTGTGCAACTTCTTCTGCAGCAAACGAACCACTAACGTCAAACCTTGCCTGTACAGTTTTGGTCGGGAAGTTAGTGGATTCGAAGAACTTCACACCTTCAAACTGAACACCAGTTGGCATTACAGGTTCACCAGCCAGGAAGTAAGCCTGACCAGCCTGGGGACCCATGTAGAAGCTGGCGTTATTAGGCATCATGGGATTACCCATGTACATGCCTTGACCAGGATTGCCAGCATAGCGAGCAATTTCACGGAAGTCGGGATCACGACGCAGATGCATCATGAAGGTGGGATCACAAATGCAACGATACAGACCATCAGCAAAAGTCGGAACGTTACGCTTGCGAAGATCCTTAACAACCGTTAAAAGATCCGTGCGAACAGAGAACTGTTGAACTTCATCACCATACTCATTAGTAGTATAGGTGATTTGACCAGAAGAGTTTTTGACTTTACCACCAGGGAAGTAGTAACCGCCCTGCGTACCAGATGCGGGACCATTAGCTTCAGCCTTAGCGATCTCATCAAGAAAGACGCGATCACGCCAGCGGCGATAGTCATCCAGCAGAGTAAGCGATCCAATGCTCTGGTGGAACATATTAAGGTTACCGGTATCGAGCAGCATACGCTGCGCGGTAACCAGAGTTTCCCGAGCAATCTTAAAGGTAGAGGGTTCAGTAGGAGCACCCGGATCAGCAGGACCCGTATATTCTTTTAACACCACCAGAACTTTTTCCTTAGTGATGTTACGGCTATTAGCGGTACCAATGGTCTGGTCAGCAATGCGTTCACGGCTGTCCTTAGTACCAGGGCTACCCCAGAACTTATACCGGTCTAATTGAACAGTTTGACCAGGCTGTCGAGTAAAATCGTGAACGACTACAGGCTCAACAGCCATCTCGCAGATGTAAGCCGGGTGGGGCCGATACAGCTCTGCACCCAAAATCTTGGGGAAATCATTATCAAGAAACACTTTAGTTTATCCTCCAATGCACAGGATAGTTATCGGGTGAAAGATTCAGACAAGAATGTCTTATCTAAAACAAATTTTAGCAGTTGATAATTTATCTTTATCAACCAATGTAGCGAAGCGTGGGAGTAGACATGCGGGCCATTTGCGTATTACTAGAACCTACAAGTTCAGGATCAGTAATTGTAT